TAATCGGTCGTCGATGCCGTCCGTGTCCCGGATCCGATGAGCGCCGCCTCGAGAGAGACGTACCCTCCGGCCTCACCGGAGAGCTTCAGGGAGTTGCCCTTGACGCCCGTGTATTTATAGTGGAGGCCCCCCTTTGTGTGCTCGAGGTGCATCGAGGGGAGGCCGGTCCCGATGGCGACCGGGGTGATGAGGTGCTTGTATGCCGTCAGCGCCGCGTCCTGCGTGTTCGCGCAGCTCCCCATGACCAGCGTCGCCAGACCGGCCAGCGAGTTCGGCTTTGCGTGGGCCTCTTTGTATGTGGCCTCGAACCCGTACTGCGTGATCTCCTGGTCGTATCCGTGCTCCTTGCCGGTGTTCTCGCCCTTGTCGCTGGTGATCGTGTCCGGCCAGGAGGGCTCGAACTCGAACCCGACCATCGAGCAGGTATTCGCCGCCGCTATGGTCACGCCGGCGTTGTACGTCGCCTCTTTGCCGAACAGCGACATCATAAGATTCTGGTTCCATCCTTTCGGTGTGTGTGCCATTACCCGGTCACCTCCTTATGCTCTTTTGTCTTTTTATTGTCAGGCGGCAAGGCGACCGGCGCGAAAAACAACGGATCGAGCTCGCCCTCCTTGAGGGTATAGATCTCGCCTGCCGTGTACCTCCTGAATTTTCCCCCGCCGAGCGGTATCTCGTGACTCATCACGCAGCGGACTTTCACTTCATCCTTTTTCATGGCCGTCTCCTTTTCATGCCGCCGTGTACGGATCAAACGGGGCTGTTGTGTACTCAATCGCGAATTTCAGACTGACGCCGGCGATCTTCCGGCCCTCGTGCTCAATCTCGATCTCCTCGTCGGACCCGACCGAGGTGTCCTGCGCCAGCGCGGACCAGTTCACATCGGTGCCGACGGCCTTGATCACGTCGGCGATCGCCTGGCGGACCGTTTCCTGAGTCGCCGCGGCCGGGATGGTCAGGACGACCTGCATCGTGAGCGTGTGGTTGTGGCATCCGATCTCCCGGACGGTGACATGGCCGCCGTCGCGATAGATCAGCGTGATCGGATCGGTCTCCTGCAGGGGGGCCTCGAGCCATTCATAGACGCTCTCCCCCAGGTCCGTCGAAAAGCCGCCCGCGGTCAGAATTTCCTCCATCCTCGCGGCGAACGCGGTCACTATCCGCTGTCTGATCGTGTCGCTCACGGCGCGTCCTCCGACAGGATCAGGACCGTCATCCCGGTCCCGTCCGGCTGCTGATACAGAAAGTAGTATGTCTTCTCGCTGATCACGAGCGTGTCCCCGCGCGCGATGCCGGAGACGGCGGACGAGGCGACCTGCAGCTGCGGCGCGGTCGTCTCGATCATGCCGGAGGCCGGATTGACCTGCTGCGCCGGAGCGTCGAAGATCCCGGGGATCGGATCGGATACCACCGGCGGGGTGGCCTGGTTGGTCCAGACGGCCGAGTCGGCAAAATCATCCGTATCCAGGAAGACGGCAGAGATGTCGGTCAGTATGTCCGCTTTCAGGGTCATGCCTTGCCTCTCGCCGGGAGCAGCCCGGCCTCTTTCTTCAGATAGAAGTCCAGCTCGTGCAGGATGATCGCCTTCCCCTTTGTCCGGGTGACCTCACGCGCGGCGGGGATCCCTTCCTTCTCGAACATCTTGGCGATGCCGACGGTCAGGAGCCGCTTGATCGGGAGGCGGCTCTTTCCCTCGCGCGCGAATATGCTCGGTGTCGCGGCGCCCTTTGCCCGGACGAGAAAAGCGTGGGGCAGCGTCTTGCGCCCCCCCTGTTTCAGAACCTTTACCGAGACGGCCTTCCGCTTCCGGACCGGGACGCCTGCCTGGGCCTGCGGCTCCGTCGGCCTGGGGGCGAATTTATACAGCGATATCGGCCGGCCGGCGCCGTGGATAACGGCAAACAGCTGCCCGGCGGAACCGCCCTTCGCCCTGATCAGTTTGATCTGACCGGTCAGGTCCTTCAGCTTGATGTTGTATGTGGCCCGGATCTCCTTTTTGACCTGCGTTGCCGCCTGGGCGCCGATCTTGTTCAGGGCCGAGACGGTCGCCTTCTGGGCGATGTGCGGCAGCTTCCGGAGCTTCCGCTCGATCTCGTCAAATCCCTCTATCCGGTCGATCGTGGTCATGGCGTTCCTTTTTCGTGTCTGTCCTGGCACGGCACGCACCGGACGGCGGTCGGCATCGATTCCAGCCGCCCCTCCGGGATCGGCTTTTTGCACCCCAGACAGCAGCGGATCCCGTCGAGGTAGAGAGGATCTTCACGCTCCCTGCGCTGCTGATTTGCAAAGGCAGCCCGGTAATGTGTTTCCTGCTCCCTGCTTGCAGCTTCGACGATGTCCATCAGCTTTTCCCCTTTTCAGAGAATCCCGATCCCGTCCTTGCTGAGGCCCAGCCTCGGAATATCTGCCGGCGTCGGGGCCTCACCCTCCAAATATCTGTTGGCGTCCAGGACCGCCCTTTTCAGATCTTCATACCCTTCGGCCCCCAGGACGGCGTCCTCAATGTAGCGATAGAGGGCCTCCGAGCAGAACAGCTTTGTGTCGTCCTTTTTCGCGCGGTTGATCAGGTTGCCCAGGATGCACCCCTGGTAATCATACTTGACGCCCTTCCCCAGGTACCCCAGGGCGCAGGCGCCGATCGCGCGCCGCAGATCGTTGTCAAATTCATCGCGCAGCGGCAGCCACCAGGCTTTACCCTTGTGGGCCGAGAGACGCTCCGAGAGGGACCGGAGCTGGAGGCCGTGCTCCATCGCCTCGATGATGAACACCCGGTCGATCTTTTCCTCGAAGTCCCTGAACCGGATGGCCATCGCCGTGTGGTTGACGTCAGACTTCGTCCACCACCTGATGGCGAGGCCGACGAGGGTCGATGAGCTGAACTGTACCGGGTCCCCGGTCCGGATCCCGGATCGGACCGCGAAGTATAGAGATAGATCCTTTTTCCCGTTCATGTCAGCCCTCCCAACAATTCCGGATCGTGATCCGGATCTGCTTGTCTCCCCCGGCCAGTTTCATAAATTCGTTGAACCCCTCGCCTGGTGAGTTTTTCGACGTCAGCACGGCAGGCTCGCCGTCGAGTACACCGAATTTCTCGGCGATGAGGACACAGCCGAGCGTGTTTTGTAATTTGTTGCCCCAGTGATTGAGTACATGGGTGCGGCCCGGGACGTTTGTGATCTCGTAAACCCGTCCATATTTCGGACTGTCAACCAGCTCGGCTATATATTTGCCTGCCGGGATGCAGGATATGTCCGGCTGGTTATCCTTCCAGGGCGGTTCCAGGGTAACGGCAAAGGGGATCCCCTCGTACAGATAGGATCCGAATGTTCCGTGCTGAGTGTTTGCTACCCTGAGAATACCGAAGTTTTTCATTTCAAGGTATCCTCGCGTTGATCGTGCCTTTCAGCTCACCTATCTCTCCGCAGAGCGTGGTGAGCGCGGCCGTGTTTTCTTTCAGCGCCATCTCCAGCCGGTCGAACCGTTTGTTCCCGGACAGGAGACTGGCCTCCATGCGTAAACCAAACTCGTTGAATACCAGTGTGTCGACTTTACAGTCGAGCCTGTTCAGAACGTAGTTGATGATGATCCAAAAGGCCCCGATACTTCCTATTGCTCCGCCGAGAACATACAACCAGTTTTCCATGTCAGAGCCCTCCGATAAAACGCCGTGTCTTTTAAAAAAAAGCGCCCCGCACCGTACTCTGTACGGGGCGCTTGTGGATTTCCCAGCAGGACGCCTCCTTATTCTTCGTCAATCTCCTCCCAGAGAATCGCTCCCTGCTGACCGACCGCGACGCCGACGGTGAAGTTCGCGATGATGATGAACCCGCCCGGCTCAACCGTGATCAGGCCCTCGAGGGGAATGAACGCGGGAGATGCCGAGGTCGAAAGCGCCGCGGAGGTATGACCGGCCGTCAGATTCAGGAGGATCTTCGGAGCCGCCGGAAGCGTTGCGCCGGTGTCTGCGTACGCCACACTCGCCGCCGTTGCCGGCCCGATGCTCGCGCGGAGGATCGTCGAGGGGACGCTATGCGTGACCGCCGTCGCGTGATACAGGCCGGCGAGATACACGGCCGCGATGCCCGTCGGCGCGACGACTTCCTGATGCGATACTCCGAGAATCGAAAGGTTTTTCCCCGATCCGAGCGGATTGCTCAGGCACAGGCCGGTGTAGGTGGTCGCCAGTCCGACGGTCCACACACAGCCGGTCTGGTTTGCCGCGAGATAGATGTTGCGGCGCTTTTCGTAATACGCACTACCGACCTGTTTTGTAAGCAATCTACCGCTGGAATCTACCAGCACAGGTAATCCAACTCCTGCTTCTGTTTTTCCGTACATGATCAAATCCTCCAGTTAAACGTGTTGTGCGGCGTAAATGGATCGAAGATCCTCAACCCATCCGCCGTTGTGATAGATATACTTTGCGCCCGTGTCCACCGCGTGGAAGGTTGAACCCTCCTGCACGTCTTCAATGGTCACCTGGTCGCCCTCTTGTCCGTTCCATCGCTGTATTGTGGTTTCAAGACAAACTGTCACATCGCCACCCCTTTATGACCGGTTGCTGAATATCTTGACATAGTCGATATTCATATCGCCGAGGCCCGTGCCGCTCGCCTTATCCAGCGAGAAGTACGGCTGCATCTGCTGTTCGGCGGCCGACAGATTGCTCATGTCGAACGTCTGCGCGGCAGAGACCCGGGCTCCGTTGATGAAAAACTTGACATCGGTCAGGTCGGTGAAATCGATCCGGTAGATGTCATACGTCCCGGCGACGGCCGTGTGGCCGGTGGCGACATCGTCCTCATCGTTGGTGGTGTCATCCGACTCGGTGAGACAGACCAGCGACGCCTGAAACCGGAACCATGCGTGGTTGGCCACGGTATCCTTGTCCAGGTTATGCGGACCCGCCATGCCGAGCACGGCACAGACGCCCGTTCCCGGTGACACGGCCATATTGACCCGGGCCTCGAAGATCAGGCCGTTGCCGACATCGAAGGTCTGATTGTCGCCGTGATAGAGGACGGCATCTTCCGCCTCGTTCGTTGCCGCCAGATGGAGCAGGAACTGACCGTTCGACGAATCGGTGACAATCGCTTCCGTAGCGTCTCCCACGTCGACCACATTCCAGATCGTGGTTCCGTCGAAGGGCCCGCCGCCGGCTACGCCGTGAAAATCCTCGACAAAGGCGACGGGGTATCCCGTCAGCAGGGTTTCAAAGGTGGACCCGTCGAAAAATACCTGCCGGCCCGTATTCTGCCAGTTGTATTCGCACTTGACTTTTCCCATGTTCAATACCTCACTTTTCAGCACCCGCGCGGGGCAAGGTGGTTGTGGGACGGCCCCGGAGGGCCGCCCCGGTTATGTGTTTAATCGATCACCGTCTCGTCGCCCGGATCCTTGTACATCGGATCGAGGATCGCCCAGGCATGCACCGCGCCCGCGCTGGCTGCAGCGCTGAGCGAGGGGGTGAGATACCGGTGGCCGTCCGTCATCTGATCGACGTTGACCTCGCAGATGAGGCCGCGGCTGACAAAGGTCGTGCCCGTAAGGGTAAGGGCCGCGCTCGACGCGAGATCCGAGAACACGTCCGCGAGGGCCGACGCGATGGCCGCGCCGCCGTAACGGTAGTTGAATGTCATGGCGGTTGTCTTATCTCCGTGGGCTGCCGCGCTATTAATCGTCAGGATGGCATCGCCGGCGAGATCGGAACCGAACGTGAAAAGGAATGTCGCGCTCTTCATGCCCTGCATATCGACGGAATCGAGATCGGTCCCGGCGTTGATATCCAGACTGACGAGAATGGGGACAAACTTCAATTCCTGGCTTATGATCTGTTTCATTTCTTTCAATCCTCCTTTACAGGATCTGCGGGAGGGGAGCTCCCCTCCCGGTTATGGTTGTTACTATCTTGCCGCCAGCGCGACGAAATGGCTGTAGGTCCCGGCGCCCTTGTACGGGGTGATCGCCGACCGCAGGCGGGGCGCTCCGTTCACACGATAAATGAACTGGAACGTCTTCTCGTTCTCCAGGAACTTGACCTCGATGGAGGTTCGCGCCTCGATCCCGCCCTGATCCACCAGGATATAGCCGGAAAGGTCGGCCAGGATGATGTCGCCCGCATCTCCCAAGGCGGCCGCCTGTTCCACCGGGATCGCGGGGAGGCCTTTCAGCTTGTTGACCGGTGAGTTGTTGGTCCCGAACCCGGCGTACTGGAACATGGGCACCTGAACCCCGCCCGTCCCGATCTCCAGGACGAGGGTCTCCAGCTGGGGCTCGCACTCCTGGTTATACAGCCAGACCGCGGTGCCGCGGGAACTGGCAAAGAGGGCGTTGAACATCTTGTTGACGTTACTCGTCACGATGGTGTCCGCCTTCTGGCCGGTCTCCTTGGCGACGGTCACGAGGCAGGGGGCCGTGGTGATTCCCATGCACTGGCCGGCGCCGGTTCCGCGGATGATTTCATCGTCGAGCTTGAAAAAGTTCTCCGACCGGAACGCCTTGAAGATAATCGCCTCGAGGGATGTCGCGTTGTTGAGGAGACGGTTCGAGGCGTAGCAGATGGAGATCAGGTCGTAGAGCCTGATCGACCAGCTTCCGATTTTCGGCTTTTTCCCCGACGGGTAGAGGGACTCGCCTTCCCGGTAGGTCTGCACTCCGCCCCAGCGGGATCCCGTGGCACGGGAGGTCTCATCGATGAACGGGGCCTCCAGTTCGTCAAAACCCTGTCCAATGGGGATTTTTGTGCACAGGGGGGATATCTTCGATACCTCCTCGGGCTTGTCGAGCAGGGCATCGGTGAACGCGGTCTGGAGCAGATAGCCGCCCTCGGAGGGGACCGAGGTGGACATGCCGGAAATCGCTCGATGGACATTGAGCAGTTTTTCGCGGGCCAGACTTCCCTCCGGTTTCCGCGCAGCGGCAATGTCGACCAGCTGCTCGCCCAGTGACCGGTAGGGCGCCTTCGCCGCCAGGTTCTCTCCGCCCTGGATATCCAGCTTTCTCGCGCTGATCTTGTCGATGACCAGGTCCTTGAACTCCTGGACGGTCTTCCCCTCGGAGATATAGGTCTGCGCCTCATCCATGAGCTCGTGTTTTCTTCCCATTGCCAGGATGTCATCGACCCTCGCCTTGGAGAGTTTCGCTTCATCCTTCGCTTTTATCTCGGCGGCCGCGGTTGCGCGGGCACAGGCCGGGCATGAACCATTGACAAGCTCCGCTCCGCATATCGTGCATTTATCCATTGTTTTCTTTTCCTCCTTCTCGAGAATTTCCCCTTCCGGGGGTTCAATAGTGATTTCATGGTCCTGATTTCCGGCGCTGCGTCCCACACCGACCGTCATATCCGCAGGAACGCTTACCAGGCTGACTTCCAACGGCTCCCAGTCGGTGACGCGGTAATAATCAACATCGCCCTCGCTCTTCTCCAGGATCATCTTGTGGACATCGTAACTGACCGAGCAGTTGCGTCGGATCCCGTCGGTAACATCGGTGAGGATTTCCTCGGCCCTGGTCGATTTTCCGAATCTCACCAGTGCCCGCCCCTTGCGGTCCGGGCCGATCCATGCCTTTTCGATGACGCCGACCATATCCCGTGTGTTATGATCTACCAAAACCGCCCCGCCCTCATTCAGCCGCGCCAGGCGGACAGACTTCGGGGAGTGGTCCAGGGTTTCCCATCCAAAATAGCGCTCGTACGGTTCCTCGGAACTGAACGACAGCTCGACCGTGCGGTCATCTGTTTTGAGCGTTTCACGATCAAACGAGGCCGCCCGGTAGAGCGGGCCCTCCTGTTTTATTTTTCTAATCAATTTTTTTGACATTTCATTTGACCTCCTCAACTTCATAGGATCTCTTTGCAGGCTTTTCCGGTTCCTGATGACAGATGATCTTACATTCCTTTATTTCCAATACTTCCGGGAAGTCAGGGCCGGAAATCACAGCGGTTGCATAACTATCAAACTTATCCATATGAATGCCCTCAATTTTCCAATCAGCGGGGAATTGAAGGGCTTCACAAATGAGTATCGGTGATATTTTAACGACTCCCTTCCTCATCTCATTCACCTCCGGGGGCTGCGGCTGGTTCGTCATCATCGACGGGTGCCGGCCTCTTGTTTATCAGGGATGACAGATCGAGCGTGATGCCGTACTTCTCGGCGAGCTGCTTTTCCTCGGCGAGCTGCTCGTAGACATCCTCGAGATCCATATTCACGCGCTCGGAAACAACCTGGCGGTTGGTTTTCCAGCCCGCCCTCACCAGCTTGATCTCGCCGTCGATATCTTTTGACGGGTCCACCCAGTCGAAATTCCGCCCCCTGAATTCCGGGGCGTTGAATTTGTCCAGCTTGGCGTACGGCAGAAAGGTGCGGTTTGTAAGCAGCAGCATCTCCAGCCACGGTTCAAAAACCTGCATGATAAAATCTTCGATCATCCATTCCTGAATGGTCTTCCAGCTGTCCCGCTCCTCGATGGCCCCGGAACGCATGGACGAAAAATTGACGCCCTCCAGATCGTTCGCCAGGGAATTATAGGCGACGCCCAGCCCGGAGGCGACGCCTCGCAGAGATGCCTTTACAAAGGGGCCGAATTGTGTGGTCGGATGATCTGGCAGAAATGGTGTGAATTTATAGCCGGGGGGCAGCTTCTCAAAGAGACCGGGTTCGGCTTCCGCGATCGGAGCGCCATTTTCGTCTTCGGCATCGCTGGGGAGTCCCGATGACATAATGTCGCCGTTCTGCTCGTAGAACCCCATCTTTGACGCTCCGATCCGGGCGCCCACTACTTCGGCGTATTCGTACTCGCCGACCTGATTGAGCCGCCGCGCCGCCGTGTGCATCCAGGGAATCCCGCGGCCCTGGGTGGAGCGGTCGGTGATAAAACAATGGATGATCTCCGAGGCGAGCACGCGCTCGTATATCTGCGCGGAGAATTGTGTTCGGAAGTAATCGCCGGGGTGACGTTTCCGGATATGATAGGCCACCGGTTTGCTCCAGGCATCGTATTCAATCCCCATCTTGATGAGGTTTCGCCCGGGTCCGTCGGAGATGTTGTGATATTCGTCGAGATGGTCCGCTTCGAGATTCTGCAGGGCGAACCTCCAGGGGTTTTTGTAGCCGCGGATCTTCCGGGCCAGGAATTCTCCGTCACGGGCGACGGTCTTGATGAATAACTGCTGCTCCGCCAGCCAGGACAGCCGGCCGTCGACGGTACAGTTGCCCTTCTTCCCCCAGAGCGCCCATTCCTTTTCGATAATATCGTTCGCGGCCTTGTCCATCTTACCGTTGGCGTCACGCGCCTTGTTCTGCAGGGTGAAGCCGGTTTTTCCGACGACGCTGACCTTGCACATGTGTAGGAACTTCTTCGCGTAGTCGTTGTTCCTTTCCAGCTCCCGGCTGCGCGCCCGCAGGGTCTGGAGGGCGTTTCTCAATTCAACGTCGCCCGTGGTGATCGGAGCCTGGAAGCCGGCGGTCAGCAGGTCAATCTTTGCCGCGTCAAAACCCCTGCTCTGCGGACGCCGGGGGGGATTTCCGTCCGCTCGTTTTCTGTAGCCCAAACGCTGCATGAGTCTGTCGACTATATTCATTACGCCCTCAGTCACTTAAACCGTGTGCGGATTGTTCGTTTTGACGCCAGCCCGGCCCGGAGGCGAGCCGTGGCGACCTCGCCATCATATTCGTTTTTATAGACAGACCGCAGTTTTAACAGGTCCGGGATCGGAGTCCTTGCGAGCGACCGGCCGGCGATGGAGTAGGACTCCTGATCCTTGGACGCCCGACCCTCCAGGATGGCCTCGATGGCGTCCAGGACTTTCTTGGCATGGGACCGGTTGTCGTAAAGGGCTGTCCTCACGGATATATTATCCAGGAGCGTGACCTGGCCCTCGGCGATGGTGTATCGAATCGCGCTGGCCCCGGAGCCGTAGGTCGCAATAATCTGCCACTGGTAATCGCCCGCGGTGTAGGCGGCGGTCACGGTTGCGGTTGCGGTGAATTTGAAGTCGTCGGCGTTTTCATCGTCGGCGGCGGCGGTAATGGCAAAAAGCCCGAGCCTTCCGACCGCGGTGAATTTCAGCGTCCATGACTCGGACGCCTTAATGTCGGTATATTCCGGCACGCCGTCATCATTTTCAGAAACGGCCTGGACGTTCCGGCGCTTCCAGGTGATTGTGTCGCCGATGATGATTTCGAGTGGTTCAGGATGTTTCATGGTCCCTCGTTTTATCTTAATGGGGCAAAAGACAAGGGGTGTGCACCCGCCCGTGTCAGGTGGACGGATGCACAACATACAGGGATATCAAGTTTCGCGATCACCATATCATGGGTTTTTGGTGGAAAAGGCCGATCGCCTGTCTTTTGGGTATTATCCGGGGGGTCATTTGGGGGTCATTTAGGTGTTATTTCTCTTGACACGGGGAAAATTGAGTAGATTTCCCCTGGAACAGGGGACATCGAAATGTTAATTTAAAGGGTTACGGTGGCCTTTCCGGTCCTTCCTGAATTTTGTCGATCGTACTCTTCATCGATACCATTGTATATCTTCGGAAAAACTCATCGATGTTGTCACCGTGGGCGGTCCACCGGCCATCCTCGAATCGGGCCGGCATCCCCAGGGAGATATACTTCTTGAACATATAGTCCGAACACTCGCCGATCCAGTCCTGGATGGCCTGTTTATTCGTAAGAATTTTATTGCTCTTTGTGGCGGACATGGGCCCCTCTCTCTACCTGTGTTTGAACCATCCCTTTTTCTGCCTGCTTGTTGTTTTGCCAGGACTCGGCGCCGTTTCCTGTCCCTGCCTCCGTTTTTCCGCTTCGGCGAGGAGGCGGAGGCCTCCGCCGGGAAATTCCATCTCCACGCACGCCGCGGCAAGACATTCGACGTCAAGAAGGTGATTGTCCCGTCCGTGCGGATTTACCCACTCCTCTATCCGCCGATCGGTGATCTGCTTTTCCTCGGCCAGGATCTGCTCGGTATAGTCCGTCCCGGTGTCGGTATGGAGGTATGCCCCTCCGGACAGTCCCTCGATGGCCCGCTGGAGCCGGTAATGAAACTGGTCTTTGGCCTTTCCCGTATCGAGCGATAAAATCCGGAGGCCGCCGGATAGCTTTTTCCCGGAGGGCGTCGAGGTGATGGCGTTCCCC